GCCAAAAGATTGATTGCGCGTCTTTGATGCCAACCGATTGGCTTTGCGGGTTTCCTTGGGAAGCGAGCGGAGGAACGCTGCCTCCCTGCTCCGATCCTTCCCGAGGGCTAACCGGTCGGCTCGTGCTGCCGGTGACTGCATCCACCCAACAGGCTTCTTTGCTCCCCCACCAATCGGCCGCCGCACCTTCCCGCCCGCACCCCTCAGCCTGGCTGTCTGCGTCGCCCTGAGATTCCCGCCGGCCGTCCGCAGTCGTCCCCCTCTTGCCGTGGCGCCGTCGCCTGTTCCGGTGATCCTGCCGGCATTGTCACGGGTGAGCCGATTGGTTCCGCGCTTCACCCGCTGAGCAGGTGGCCGCGCCGCTCGGGTGCTACCGCTAGAGCTGAATCGCCCGCTGGCATCCCGCGCATATTGCCGCCGCCCACCCTTGGCCATTACTGAAGACCCTATGCCTACCTTGAGCTTTCCGCCCCACCACCCGGCACATCCCAGGTGCTCTCATCATTCAGGCCAGGCAATGGCGCCTCCTCCTCTTCCATCGCCTTCTGCTCCTTATCCAGGGTCTCGGCTTCATCGTCTGCCGTCCTGCCCTGCGGCAACAGGCCAGCGCGTGCCATAAGGCTTACCGCTGTCTTCCGCGTCGCCAGCGTAGCGTTATACCATTCCCGCACTTCACGTAACGTATCAATATCAATAGGCTTCTCGACTAGGCCCTTCTCCATTTCCAGCCCAGCATCCGGCGGCAGCTCCTCCCCGCTCATTTCCGCCCACAACGCCATCACACTCTGCATTGCGCTGGCCTTGGCTTCCGCCACACCCGCCAGGGATGCGGTCAGCTGTGCCGACGCCAGCACCGCTTCGGTGGCCGTGCGATCGGTCGTTGCATTGCTCAGCAGGAATGCCAGGGTCTGGCGATCCATGAGCCCTTCCAGGTGCTCTAGGCTCTGCTGCCTAAGGCTCAGGCTGCTGCCGCTGATCTCCTTCCAGTCAAAGTCCCCGTCAGCGTTGGGGATATCTACGATGGAATTGGGCCCGATCTCAAGCGGCATCGATCGCATCTGCCCATCCGGGCCGGTTACCGCCGGCACGCCTTTGCGCACACCAACCGGCAGCGCGCACTTATGAAGCAGCTCCTCCTGATCGCTGTCCTTCCGATACCAGGCCAGCGATAGCTCTGCCAGGTTCTGGAGCATCAGCAGGCCACGGCCAAAGCCCTGCCCGATCGCCCCGGGATACCAGATTACCGGCGGGGCCTTCAGGGGCTCGCCGCCGGCACCCAAGAACTCCCCCTTCTCAACCACCTCCTCACGCCAGCTGCCCCGTCCTTTGCCCTCCACAAGCCGCAACAGCTGCCACGTGCCGCCAGTCATAACCCGATATAACGGCTCCAGCTTCACGCCGTACCTGCCGTTCCTTACCTCGTGGAACTCGCGCACCGTGACCGCAACCGGCACTTCCCTCCCGGCGATCGTCTCGGTTTGCCAGTTCAACACCGCCGACCGCTCCGCCATCGTCAGCAACGGCCGCAGCCCCATCAGCCGTTCATCCCCCCGGTTATCTACCTTGTCCTTGGGCATGTCCACCATCAACAGACAGCCCTGGTCACGTAGCACCAGCGCGTCCGCCTGCAATGTGAACGCCTTTAGGCTTGTACCTTGTCCATCGATGTTATCTTGCGCCTCCTCAAAGCTCAGCGGCGCCGATCGCAACGACCACCGACTTAACGCACCGGCAAAGCCGATGATCCCGTCACGGTAGAAGCTAGGGTACTTGGAGCGCATGACGCGCCCCTTATACGCCCGTTGCGGCTCCTTCTGCTCCTGCGGCAAATACTTCGCCTTGACGCCACGCAACAGGTCCCAGCAATCGCGCACCATCTCCAGGTCCGCAGCAACCTCCTCCAGGCCAGGATGCACAAAGCTTGGCAAACTGGGGTCGTCGGTTGGATGTGAGATTTTACCGGCCTGCGCCACCAGCCGCCCCGCAATCTTTCTACTACCCTGAGCTTTCCCGAGCTAAACCCTAGACACCTAGCCCCAGTTGCTCCACCACTTCCGCCAGCTTCTCACCATCGACACCAGCGGCAGCCGCCATCCGCCGGGGCCGCTTGCTACCACCGATACCGCGCTCTACCGAAAAGCCAAGCGGCGCTAGCTCTGCCTCTCCCCGCACCTGATGTCGGCCGATGGAACCCTTGACGTGAACCGCAAATTGCCCAAGCGGTAGGCCCGGCACGTGCCGCCGCTTGCCATTCCACCCGGCAACAATGGCATCCCGATCGCCGGGTTCCATCCGCTGCCATGCCCGCGTCGCAAGGTCGTACAGTCCATTCAGCTCTGCGGCATCCTCGAACTCCTGATCTTCCAATACCTGGCCATTGCGCACCCGCGGTTCAGAGTCCAGCCCCAGCACTTCATCCCAGTGCTTAAATTGCCGGCTGACGTGGAGCATTTCGCGCACGTCAGCTTCCGTCAGGATCGCGCTGCTGCTGCCAGCTCGTGCGCCAACCTCCTCCACGATCTCGGCAGCGCTCTTGCCGCTTTGCGCCAGCCGCCGCACCTTCGGCATGTACTCCCGCCAGCTGTGCGGGAACTTCACGGCATAGCCATAGTCCCGGATCCATTGCTTAATGGTGCCGACGATCTTCGGGACCGCATGGGTCGAAAACTTATTGCCCCGGGATGGATCAAAGGTACGGGCAGCTTTGATCAGGCCCCACACCGCGGCATCGTGCAGGTCTTCCGCGGAAAACTTGGTACTGAGCCCCATCCGGCGGGCGTAGCACCGTGCTAGGTCCAGGTTGTTGACGATCAGCGCGTCAGACTCCGGCGTGCGCTCCGGCAGCCCGTAGGCGTCGGTAGCGTCCGCATCCTCGGGGCTGGCATCATCCGCCAACTCAACCGCCGGCAGATCCTCCGCGCCCTCCTGGGCCTCCACGGGGGGGGCTTCCACCGCAGCCAATACCGCCCGCCCGCTACGGCGCCCCCTGCCCCTCGGCGTTGCCGTTGCCGTCACACATCCTCCGAGTGAGCCTGCAGCTGTTGCCGCAGCTCATCCAGTGCCCTGATCTGATCCGCCGTCATCCCAGGCATAACCTCAAGATCCCCCAACATACTACCCGAACCGTGGCCATAATGAACAGTTGAAACAGTCATTGGCCCTGTTCCCATCGCGAAATTAACGGCCTGGGTCGTAGCGTCCACAAGGTCGTCATAGGTGCCGCCGGGGAACTCCAACAGCTGCGATGTCAACGTGGCCGTCTCCGGGTGGAAACGCGGGATGAACACCCGACCCTGCGTGAACTGTGGCGTGCTGGCATTGGCCCGGGATGTCTTGCCGCCGTCAGGGGTGACGGCGTGGACGATGAAGCCGGCTGCGGACTGGATCAGGCTATCCACCACCGCCGGGCCATTGGCCTTATCCTCAATCACCAGCTCACCAAACTGCCAGACCGGATACAGGGCCTTGATGGTCTCAAGCGTCAGGCTGAAGCCCATACGCTGGTTCTTCATATCCAGCAACCACAACCCGGCATTAGTCTGCCCCCATAATGTCATCGCCACCATATCGCTACCTGCGTTATCCTTAAACGCACAGTCAACAGAGTTAAACTTACGGATGAATCGCTGCGGCACCACCACATCACCCGGTTCGCCCGCCACACCTTCCGGCACCCAGAACCTGAACATAGGCGCCGAAAAGATCGTGCCGCCATCTGGGGTAGGCCGTTGCTGATACAGGGCTGCCCAGTCGCGCTCCGGGGTATTCAGCCTCTTCTTGCGGGCCCATTCTTCGTCGTACCGCTCAGGATCCAACGCCTCCCCGGGCTGCCGATGGTCAGGCTCCTTCGTCAGCGTCGCCGGCACCGCCGTTTGGATCGGCTCTGCGATCATCGGCATTTCGATCACGTGCCACGGTTCTGCCGCGTCGCCGTCGCCGGTGCGCTCCAGCTCCTCCACCTGCTTAATCAGCCAGCCGATCAGGTCTGCCGTCGCCCATCTGGTGTGGGTGATGAGCTTTAGGCAGTCCGGCTCCTCCCGGGTATTCAGCACCGACGACCACCAGTTGTAGAGCCGCCGCCGGTAGGCTGCGCTCTCGGCCTCGTCGCGGTTCTTGATCGGGTCATCTACGTTCAGGAAGTGCGCAGGCAGGCCGGTGCCGAGGCCCACGCCAGCACCCCAGAAGCCCCCGAGGGCATTGG